CTATAACGTGACCCGGGGCCGCGACTTCATCCACCTGATGCTGCTGCGGACACTGCGGTTTTATCTGGGCCGCTTCAACATCACCGGCCAGACCATTCAGGGCATCCTGAACACGATGGAAACCGGGATGCGCAACCTCAAGGCCGATGGCGACATTCTCGGTTTCGAGATCAAGTTCACCCGGGACCAAAACACCCCAGAGGAATTGCGTCAGGGCCGGTTCACCGTCAGCTTCGCGGCCGAGGAAGCCCCGGTGCTGCGGTATCTGGGCATCCAGTCCGCGCGCTATCGCCCGGCGCTCGATGCGCTGCTCGATGACCTGCTGGCGCAGGTCGGCACCATCAACGGCTGACCGGCCAGACACAAGGAGACGCTCCGATGAGCAACATCTACATCATGGAGGCCGCAAACCTCTTTTGCGGCGACGACGACCCGACGGCGTCCAAGCACCTCACGCTGACCGAGCTGCAACTCCCGAACCTTCAGGAGATGTATCAGGACCACCACGCTGGTGGTTCGCGCGTGCAGATCGAGGTCGCGGTTGGCATCCAGAAGCTTGAGGCCAGCTTCAAGCTCGCTGGCTGGGACCCGGACCTGCTGACGCAGTTCGGCCTCGGCGCCACGGCGCGCAAGAAGTTCACCGCCTACGGCTCGATCCGGGACAAGCGCAACGGGACCACCATTGAGGCCAAAGCGGTCCTTGAGGGTCGTCTTGGTGCCGCCAGCCCGGAGGCGTTCCAGCGCGGGGAGATGCAGGGCTTCGATTACTCGATCTCTGAAATCCTGCACTACGAGCTGCATTTCGCGGGGTCCGAGAAGTATTACTGGGACTTCTTCACGACAGACTGGCGTGTGAACGGCACGTCTCAGAACGCAGATGAGCGGTCTATTCTGCGCATCCCCGGCGGATTTTGAGGTAAAACATGACTGCCCCCACAAAAACCAAGACTTTCCGCCTTAGCGACCCGATCGAATGGGACGGTCGCCAAATCACCGAAGTGACAATCACCAAGCCGCGCGTCAAAGACCTCAAGCGGATGCAGGCCGGTCTTGTCGGCATCGACGACAAGCTCGAACAAGGCATCGTGATGGCCGCCATCCTGACCGGGCTGCCGGTCGAGGCGATCGAGGAAATGAACACGGACGACTTCACCCAGATTTCGGAGATGATCGCCGATTTTTTCCCAAAGGGCACGGCGTCGCCCAATGGCGATCCGTCGTTGCCGAAACCGCCCACTGGCTGAACACGCCCCTGACCGCCTTTGACGAGATGGAATGGTCAGAGGTGGTGCTTTGGCACATCGAGGCCCGGCGACTGGCCCGACCCGCCAAAATGAGGTGATCCGATGGCAACGCTTACTTCCCAACTGGTCATCGAGCTGTTGGATCGAGTGACCGGGCCTGCCCGCCGCGCGGCCAATGCGCTGGCGGGCATTTCGAACACGATCCGGGAGCAGAACGGCCAGCCGATTACCTTCGGGGACAGGCTGAACGCCGCGATCACCCGGAACGACCGTGCGCTGGCCGACGCCCGCGGCGGGATCGTCGATGCCGTCGCCAGCTTCTATGCGCTGCGCCAAGCGATCGGCGCCCCGATCCAAGCCGCCGCCGCTTTTGAGAGCGCCATGGCCGACGTGGCCAAGGTGGTCGACTTCCCGACGCCAGAAGCCTTCACGCAGTTCCAGCAGGATCTGTTTGCGCTCTCGCGTGACATCCCCATCGCAGTGAACGGCCTCGCCGAGATTGCCGCCGCCGCTGGTCAGGCAGGCATCGCCGGTGAGGACCTGATCCGGTTCACTGACGCCGCCGCCCGCATTGGGGTCGCCTTCGACATCAGTGCCGATCAGGCTGGTGGCTCGATGGCAAACCTTATGACCGCGCTCGGGCTGACGATCGACGAGACCGTCCTGCTATCGGACGCGATGAACCACCTGTCGAACAGCCAAGCATCGAGCGCATCCGATATTTTGGACGTGGTCCAGCGGGTCGGCGCGCAGGCGACGATGTTCGGCTTTACGGCCGAGCAAACCTCAGCGTTCGCGTCGGCAATGCTGGCCGCGGGTTCGTCCAGCGAGGTTGCTGCGACTTCCTTCCGCAATATGGGTGCGGCACTCACGAAGGGCGAAGCCGCCACGGCAGGACAGCGCCGCGCTTTCGCAGCCCTTGGGATCGACGCAGAAGAAACCGCCCGATCCATGCAGGAGAACGCGGTCGAGACCACAATCGACGTGCTTCGGCGCATTGGCCAGCTTCCAGCGGAACAGCGCGCAGCGATCTCGTCGCAGCTCTTTGGAAACGAGGCCCGCGCGCTCGGCCCGCTGCTGACCAACCTTGGCCTTGTCGAGGAAACGCTCGGCATGGTGGGCGATCGCGCCAACTATGCCGGGTCGTCTTTCCGTGAGTTCGAGGCCCGGAACAACACGTTCCAAGCCAACATGCAGCGGTTCCAAAACGTCCTGACCGAGCTGCAGATCAGCATCGGCAACGCTCTGATGCCCGCGATCTCGCAGCTGGCAGAGGCGGTCGGCCCGCTGATCACGCGGCTGGCCGATCTTGCGAACGCCTACCCGGAGGTAACGCTGGCGATTGTCGGCGCGACCGCAGGCGTGATCGCGTTCAAGGGGGCTATTGCCGCGCTGCGCTTTGCCGGGCTTGTCGGCCGGGGCGGCGTCCTTTCGCTGATTGCCCTCGGCTACAACACCATCGGCAGGGCGGCCATTGGCGCGACTGCTGCGGCGCGAAGCATGATCGGCCTGCAAGCCGCCCTTGCGGCGATGTCGGGCCAGTCCCTCGGGACGCTGGGTCGCTTGCGTGCTGGGCTCACCGGCATCGCACTGGCAGTCCCGGGCGTGGGTGCATTGTCCTCCGGCATCGCAGCCATAGGCGCTGCGGTCGCCACGATCTCCGCACCTGTCTGGGGGACCTTTGCACTGATCGCTGCAGCTGTGGCTGCCGCCGGTTTGACAATCTACCGCTACTGGGATCGCATCACCGCGATCTTCACGGGCGTTGGTCAGGCAATCGGCACGGCGCTGCAGCCGGGCTTGGAGTGGGTCAGCGAGAAGCTTTCATTCCTGAACCCGGTCGTCACCGCCTTCGGCGACGCATGGCAGTGGGTGCTCGACAAGGTCTCCGGCCTTGGCGAGCTGCTCTCTGGCCTCTTTGGGCGCGAAACGCTGTCCGAGGAAGAAATGGCCAGCATCATGGCGCGCGCGCGCGAGGTGACTGAAAATATCATCGGCTTCTTCACGGGCATCCCGGCCCGGCTGGGCGAGGTGGCTGGTGATCTGGTCGAGGCTGGTCGCGCGATGATCCAGTCCATCTGGGACGGCGCTGTCGAGAAGTTTGACGAGTTCGTGGCTTGGCTCACCGGCATCCCCGGGCGGATCGTCGAGGCCATCGGCAACATCGACCTGTCGAGCATCATAAGGTGGCCTTCGCCACCGGCGTGGTTTACCCGGCTGACCGCTGGCAGCGACGAGGCGATGAACAACTTCTCCGAGGATTACGGCTTCGATGGCCAGCGCGCCAAGGGCGGCCCGATCTCCCGGGGCGGCAGCTATCTGGTCGGTGAGAACGGGCCGGAGCTGATCACCGCAAACCGCAACGGCTACGTCAACCCGACGGGCCAAGGCGCGATGGGCGGCAGCTTCGAGGTCTCGATCAATGCGCCGATTACGGTCACCGGAGGGACATCCGATCCGCAGCAGCTTGCGGCTGAAATCTCTCGGCAGATGCGCGACGAGGTCCGCGAGGCCTTCCGTGGCGTATTCGCCGACACAGGCATGAGGTTTGCGTAATGCTGATGATGCTGGGCCCCGTTCAGTTCGAGGTGCTCCCCTTCAACACCAACACTTACGGCCACGGGCACGAGGCAGGCTTCGCTGAGAAGCCTGTCCTCGGCGCTCGTCCGCCGCTTGAGTTCGTGGGGGAGGGGCCCGAGAGCTGGACGATCAAGGCGAAGTTCTACCCGGAGAAGTTCGGCGGGCTTGGCCAGTTACAAACGCTCTATCAGGCCCGTGCGTCCGGGCGCCCCCAGTATCTGATGCGGGGCGACGGCGCCGTGATGGGCTGGGTCGTGATCCTCAGCGTGCAGGAGCGATCGACCTACCTCGACCCGAAAGGCGTCGGAAAGGTCATCGACGTGGACATCACCGTCAAGCGGTGCGGCAGCCCATCTTCGGGCAGCTTCTTCTCGCTGCTGGCGGACATCTTCTTGTGGGTGAACCGATGAGCGCATTGACCGAAACTGTGAGCGTCGAGGGGGACGGCCTGACCGTGCCCCTGATCGTCTGGCGCAGGTTCCACCGGCCGATGCCGGGCCTCGTCGAGGAAATCTACGACATCAACCCCGGGCTGGCCGACCACGGCCAGACCCTTCCGGTTGGCATCACCTTCGAGATGCCGATCCCCATCCCGCGCGAGCAGCAGTTCTTGGACCCGATCCGGCTCTGGTAAGGAGACCGCCCCCATGTCGAAACGCGCGGTGTTCAACGTGACCGTCGCCGGGACCAACATTACCACCGCGCTGACGCCGGTGCTGTTGGGCCTGCGGGTCTCCGACAAGGTGGGCACGCACACCGATAGCGCCGACCTTGAAATCGACGACACCGACGGCCGGATCGTCCTGCCCCGCAAGGGTGCAAAGGTCTCGATCGGCCTCGGCTGGGAAAGCGAGGGGATGCGGGTCGTGTTCCGCGGCACCGTCGACGAGGTGAAGTCCTCCGGCAACCGCGGCTCAGGCCGACGCCTCAAGATCACCGCAAAGGGGATGGACACGACTGGCCCGGTCAAAGAGGGCCAGCAGCGCAACTGGGACGACGCCAGCGTCGAGACGATCATCCGAGACGCTGCTGGCTTTGCCGGGATCACCAGCATCGACATCGACCCTGCATTGCGGTCCCTGACGCGCGCCTACTTCGAGATGCGCGACGAGAGCTTCATTGGCATGGGCGAACGGCTCGCGCGCGAAATCGGTGCCAACTTCCGGATCGTGGGTGACACCGCGATCCTCTCGAAGCGGAACGCAGACTATCAGGCGTCCGTCCGGGCTGTCTGGGGCGACAACCTGCACAGCTGGGACATCACCCCTCAGCTTGGCCGCCCGCAGTTCAGCGAGGTGCGCTCGCGCTGGTATGACGTGGCATCGGCCAGTTGGCAGATGGTCCAGCGTGCGACCGGTCTGGACGTGCGCGCGATCCATGCGTCCCGCCTGTTCCGGGCCGACGCGGCAGAGGCCACGCAGCAGACCGACAGCGACGCGGCCACCGCCGAGCGCGATGCAGGCGAGGGGAGCGTCACGATCGAGGGCAACACCGCCGCTGTCCCGGATGGCCTGTGCATCGTCGCAGGCACCCGAGCGGGTGTCGACGGTGCCTATCGCATCGAGGCCGTCAACCACACCCTTACCCGGGGCGGAGGCTTCGTGACATCTCTCGACCTGAAACAACCACAAAGCGGCGCGGGCTCCGACGCTCGCGAGGCA